ATTATTTCCGATTTGTAATCCTCCCACGCATCGTTACCAGCCGTTGAATTTCCCAATTCGCCTACCGCAAATAAGCCGACGCTATCCTCTTCGATAGTTAACCATTTGCCGATTTGCCATTCCCAGTCGTGATGACGTAAGAACGCAATTTTTCTGTTTGAATTCGCTTGCGGTCCACGTTCGATAATTGATTTCGTGAACGCACCCTTGCGAATAATATCGTTGTCCGAATCCATTACGTCAAACTTTGATAAATAAACTGCGACCGTTTTTTTATCGTTGTCCATGTCCTTAATATCCGAATAACTTTTTATGTTATAAATCCTTGTATTTTTCATAGTATAAAATTACGAATTCGTATTTGAATTTTGAGCCGGTTGCGTAATCATTTGTTGCGCTATTCCTGTATCGTACCCGTAGTAGTTTATCAGCGTAGCGATTGCAACCTCTCGTGTAATTTGTCCCGTACCAACCGCCGTATTCAAAGCGATGATTCCGTCCAAACCTCCTATCGTTCCGCGTAACTGCGTCTGCGCATTGATTAACCCCTCCGCTTGCGCCTGTGCTTTGTCGATTGATTCCATCGTAATACCGAACTCGTCTGCGTATTGTTGCTTTGAAATCACGCCATCGTTTAGCATAATTGAATACGCTTCGACCTTAGTTTTCACGACCTGTTGTGCGCTGACCTCATCGTCTTGCATAACTGGTAAATGACTAAAATCCGCCTCCAAATAATACCCCTGTTCGTGCAAACCGAACTGGCGCATAATTGAATCGTACATCGATTGCGTTTCAGGAATAATCGTATCCGTGTAAATCATACGAATAGAATCCCTAACGTTTGAGAATGTCGCCCCATTAACGCTCGAAAATATATTTGCGTTTAAACCATACGCATCGAACAACGCAATTTTATCAGCCGTTAATTCCTCGAATAACATCAAATCTTTCGTCGGATAACTCATCGGCGTCCAATCGACCTTAGATTCTGTAATTATCAATTCGTCCTTAGAACGTCGATACCAGTCGTCTCGTATTTTTCTTTTTTCCTCTGGCGTCATTGGTATCGCCCCCGCCATATCGCTCTGTTGCGCCGATAAAATTCCTATCGCCCCAATATTCTCGAGCAAAACGTTACGCTTTCTGTATTGCGCTTTTAGGTTTGATAACGGAAATTTCAACGTCTCGATACGACTCATCGGTTTAATAATATTCATTCCGTCATCAGTAACCAAATAAACCATGTCATTCCACATGATTATTTCGCTATCGCCGTTATCGTACTGGAATTCAAATTTTTCGATTAAATCCTCGGCGTCCATTTGCTTTAATTTCTTTCCGCTCGTATGAATTATAACCTTGTCCGCTGGCAACGGCACCATTAAATTTCGGATTCCTGCGGTTCGTTCTGGTGTGTATGCGAACGCGTTGTTATATAACCCGTCCTGAACGCTCAAAGAATAAACCACATCGGCCCACGATTGTATCGCATTCGGCTTATCGATTAAATCCAGTAACCAGTGCGCCTCGACACGGTCCCCATTTGCGTCGTACATTACCGGTACGTTTGAACTCATCATCGACGCACGCTTATCGATGACCGCTCTTAATTCTGGAATCTCGGCGTATAATTTCCACGCGTCATTTACGTCGACCCAAACCGCTTCTTTTTTACCCCAAATTTGCGATTGCGTTGGAAAATATCCAGAAAACTCATCCGAGTAGCGTCCGTTTTGGTTAAATCTAAGACCGAAAAAACGCTCCCAAAAGTTAATTATATTCATGAATGTTAGGAATTTTAATTTAAAATTACGCAATATTTTTAAATAAACTTTGCAGAAAAATAGATAATCCCGCAATACAATCCGCCCCGTCGTCGTTTTTATTCTTACCCTCCTTACTAAAACTAAGTATATTTTGAATAAATTGTATCGATTGATTCTCATCGTATCGCACGAAATTCATTTTATCCTGAACGTATACGCTGTTCATAATTATTCGGGTAATTTTATTTACACTGTTATGCACCGCCAGAATCTGCGCCGTCGTTTCCTTTTGTAGATTCCTACCGAACATTGCGCCCATCGAATTCGATTCAACACGGCAAAATTTTACATTCCACTTATTTAATTTAGCCGCACATAACGGTATCGTTACATCGGTGTTATCTCTCGTGAAAACGTAGTCGATGATATAAATAGTGTTATTCACTAATCCAGCAACCGCCATCGCCGTGTAATCTTTGCCTTCGTCGGCCACGTCAATATACGCCACCGCCCCATCGATTCCTGTTGGATTACTCTCGCTTTGATTCCCTTTGATTATCGCATTAAATTCGTCCTCGTTAACGTACTGTAATCTGTTGAATAATCGGCCCTGAATATCGACCGGTTCCTGTTGGTATTCTGCCGACCAAATTTCCGCACTGGTACGCTTACGTTTTTCTAAAAATTCCTCCGTAGTCATTACCGCCTCGCAGAACGATTTGCCCTCACTGGTCAACGCAGAAATTACGATGCTTTTATCGTAGATTCCCTCCTCGGTATTCCTGCCGATTACGTCATTCAACGACCAACGTGTGCCAATATCCACACGAGCGCAACCGCTTTCAAATCTGGAATCATGCGTCGATTGTTTCCACTGGTGAATTCTGTCGTTCACCGTGTCGCTCAAAGCGTCCTCGATACCTCGATAAAGGTCATCCGTAATCGCTACCTTAGTCGCACCGAATCCGATAATCGTACCCCCAACCCCAGCGCCAAAATATCCGACCTGTTTTGATTCTGTTAAATTCCAACCCTGTAAATTCTTTTTATCGTCACTAAGCCGAATGCCGACGAATACCTCACGAAATTTGTCGCTGTTTATAATTGCCCTTACATCGTAACTAAACTTAACGTACAACGTCGCTGTACACGCATTACGCATAACGGATTCAACTGGATTACGGCCCAATGTCCACGCACAGAATAAAGACGTTATGTAACTTTTACCAGCCCTCGGCGGCATTGATACCGATAGCGATTTGATTTTACCCTGTTCGATTTCCTGAAACGCATCGGCTACGTCCTTTAAAAACGGTCTCGATGTAAAGAATTCTTTATCCACGTACAAACAAAACGACCAAAATTCACGCCGTGCTAACTCCCTACGCAACGCCAAACGAATCGCCTGTTTTTGTACCTCTTTACTCATCTCGTAATAAATCCAGAATCTCGTCCGTTGTTAGGTTACTGAAATCCGGTTGCTTAATCGTTGTGTCGATTTCCTGACGCTCAACGTACCCCCTCTTTTTTCCCTTAGTTTTTAAATAGAAAATAATTGACGGCACCGAACCCTCATTAATTTGTTCGTGCAACTTTGATTCGGCAAAATCCAGCGCTATATTTTCAATGTCGTTTATCTGGTTTCGATAGTCTTCGTCCTCTTTTATCCAACGGTAGTGCGTCTCCCGACTGATTCCTACGATTTTACAAGCCGTAGTAACTACCCCGAGCGCTTTTTCCATTGCCTCGACCATTCCTTTTTTATTAACGTCAGTTTTCGTCATTTTTTTAAATTTTCTCTTATTAATTTTGGCACCGCACAATTCCAGTTTATCTCGTGGTGCAATCGTTTGTGTTTATCGCCCATCGGTGCAACCTTACAACTCGATGGCGAGTACATTACCGTATAAAAACTTTTAACGTACGTACCAGAATCCAAATATAAATCCGTCATTCCGCCTTTATTCTTTTGCGTCGTCTTTTGCACCAAAGCCACAAACGGAATCGTACCCATTAACAGCCCGATACTTTGTTTGTAGACGTACGTATTAACGTCCTCGTTTATTCTACCTACAAAATTAAACGGCCTATCCGTTGAACAAATAAACGAATTCATGCACTTACGAAATAGCGTAGGTTTTTTAGCCATTCGGTTATTTTTTCCTCCGATAAAATCACCCCCTTGCGCCATTGAAATCGTAGCGAAATTTGTCTTTTTATGGAAATCAATTAACGCCAAAAATACGCTATCTAAATTGTAAATGTTTTGGGGCGTTTGTTCTTCGTTTGAGTATATACGGTATTCGAATCTGGTATAGTCGTCATCGAGTTCGATAAAATATTTGTATCCTCGTTTTTTGGCAATCTCAAAGCACGCATTTCGTGCGTAAATAATTGCTCGACGGTCCTCAAAGTTATCGCCCTCGTCAAACGTTAGCGCTATTTCGGCCTTATTAAACATTTCGACATCCTCAAAATTATCGTAGTATTCCTGTGCCGTTTTATCCTCGTTATCAATAACGAATATTACTTTACCAGTGTAACCATGTTTACGAAGCGATTTCAACGTATAAACGTTATTTGCTCGTCCATGACTTAATATAAATACAACGAAATCATTCATCTCGTAAATGCGATAGTGTTTTGTGCAATTCAACGAACCCATTTTCGATTGCTTTATTGTAATCAATTATAACGAGGGCGCTGTTTTCCGTTAACGTTTGCATATCCTTATCGGCGTGTGCGTAGTATTCTGCGATTTTCCTGTAATCAAAAACCACGTGCCGGTACGCTGCAAATCTTAAAAATTCCTTTTCGCTTTCTGGTAACGAACTCTTATTTATTTCAGTTATTAATTCGTCGGCTTTTGTTGTATTGATTAATTCAGTGATATGCGGTTGCGTTCCCTTTGGTTCGTATATCGGACTCTCGACCGTTGTCGTATACAATTCGTCGTCCGTTTCAAACGCTGGAATATCCAAACCCCAGTCCGCCAATTTTTCAACGTCCCATTCGTTCGCTAAAATATCCCAATCCCATTCGCCGTACCCTACGTTATCCTTAACGATAAACTCACGTTTTTGTTCGTCTGTTAATCCTTTTACCTGAATAATATCGACCTCGCTTAATCCTGCGCTGATACACGCACGCAGGCGCATATTTCCACCGAGTACAATCATTTCTTCGTCGACCACGATAGGTCGGATTTCCAGCATTTCGGGGAATTCCTGTAAAGATTTTACCAACTGCTTAAATTTGACCTCTTTAATCGTTCTCGGATTATCGTCGTTCAATTTGACGTCCTCGATTTTAACTTTAATTGATTTCATTGATTATAAAATATACTAAAATACTCCCTAATAAATAACCAGTACCGGACGCACACGCCATTTGTAGCCGTTCTCGCCACGTTTTACTCTCGACAATATATCCAACAAACGGCAAACCTAAAAACGGCCCTATAAACGCAAATAAAAGCATTAACGGGGAACGCTCCGCTACCGTCGTGATATAGAACGTCGATGCGACCTCAATAACGAACGCACTGGTTCCGATGATAAAAAATTTCATCCGATAAAAGTACCGATAAATAAATATATCATGTAAACGATAAACGCTACCACTACACGCAAAATCGATAGGTACATTTGTATGCCGTCTCCGTACCATTTGCCGAGTGTCCGATTTGGAATCCACACAAACGGAATCATTACGATACGGTCCACAATATAAACCGATACCAGTAACGGAATTAAAACCACGCCCAAAGCGTAATTTAAAATTGTTTTTGCTTTACTCATTTTGCCCTTTTTAAAATTATTTTATTCTCGGTCCATTCCTGAACATCGATACGATTGTAAATTAGGAATTTCGCAAACGTCTGAACGCTACGATTCGATATTGATTCCTTGTAATAAATTACCCCGTTTTTATCCCCGTAGCCGTCGCTAAATGTAATCGCAAATCTATTCACCCCCAGTATATCGCCCAATCGATAAATTAAGCGCTGTGACGGAAATCCGTTTTCGTATTCCTTAACGTAACTCATATCGGAAAACTAATTGAATCTATTTTTTTGATTAAACGTTGCTCGGCGTTTTTTTCATTACATTGTATTATTCTTAAATCCAGAATTCGACCTCCGAGAATCTTTGGCGGTGCGCCTCGTTCAATGTGCCAACCCGATTCGCCCGATTTGTATTCCTCTTTATACGTTCCTGTAATCATCGAGTGAATGTGTTTGTGCTTTACCCTGAATCCCGCTTTCGTATGATAATCCAAAGTATCTCGAACGTCATTCCTCGCCCAATTTTCGTGAATGTGCCCCATCGTGAAAATATCGTACCCTTCGTACATTTCCATCGCCCTCGTTAGGTTAATCGCTCCCTTAGTAACGATACCGCCCCCACCGGACCCGTGAAAATATTTTACTTTGAACGATGCCGATATTGTTGACATATTTAATGCGATATTAATCCAACCTCCGTACCCGCCAGTTTGCACCATCGTGCCGTTTTTAAAATTGAGCAAATCAACAAAGCGACGCAATAAATCCGTTTCTTGATACTTAATTACGCCCGTCTCGTGATTACCGTAACCAATTAAAACGATATGGTTTGCATACGGCGACCACCACTCGACAGCCGTCTCGACCACTGAATCCAAATATCGAGCGTTATTGTGTTCTGGTCGAACGTCCTCTTTATTTCTTCGGTTATCTCCCCGACCTTGCATTAAACAAAAAAAGTCGCCATTGATAAAAATCGGAATCTTATTTTCGACGCAATAATCTAAATGACGTCGTAATAATTTTCTGTCGCATTTCGGATTATCCCAGTGTATATCCGATAAAAAAGCCATCCGAAAATGTTCACTTTGAACCGTTATATTCGTGATGTTTTTGCCGTATTTTTCTACTTTCATTACCGCAAATATTACGATAATTTTTCACGCAAAATACGTTTTTTATCTTTTTTTTCACTTTTACGTATTTATCGTTTATTTGCCGTATACCGAACGATACCACTTTTAAGGTATCAGTATATCAAAACTTTCCGAAACGGGCGATGCCTATAAACACTACGTTATAGCGTGACTAAATTTTTTATCACAAAACAAAAAAAGCCGACCATTACAGCCGACTTTCTCCTCCTTTTTAACATTTTTATGTCGATAAATATTTGCCTATTTTCTCAAGCGTTGACGAGTGTAAACCCTTACCAGAATCCGCAAATAAATACAGCCATAATTGATTTTGATGAACGCCCGCTGCCTTCGCAAATCCGTTCAACGTCATGCTATTTTTAACCATGTGTGTACGAATCATTTCCCGTACAATTTCATTGATTTTTGATAATTCTTTCGCCGTCATGATTAAAAAGGTAAGTCGTCGTTATCGAATCCACTTTCGCGAATTATCGTATTTTTTAGTGCCTCACGTCCTTCGTTCTGGTTCGTGGTTTGGTTCGGTACCCACGGCTCCGATACTCCAACGCTGAAATATTTAACGCCGTTTTTACTTTCCCTTAGCCATAACGACAACTCCCAATCCGTGCCGTTAACGTTTACTTTACCCCTGTAATCCGGGTGCGTTTCTTTTGCTTTTTTGTCATTCTTAAAAATTGCTCCGCTGTTTACTTTCGTTTCCATGTTTATTTATTTATTAATTGTTACTATGTTATTATTTCGATTCTCGTATAATCGGTCGTGGATTCTCATTAAAGAATCGTAGGTATTCTGGTCTAAAAACTCCGTGAACTCATCGGCCCTAAGTAACCAGTATCGTAATTTTTCCTCTTTACGTTTGTACATCGCCCATTTACGTGCGTCTGGCGTGCTGATAAAAACGAACTCCGTATAGTGTTTTTCGTCGATTTCCACTTGACCCGATTCGTAAATTAATCCCTCGTCGCACAACGTCGAAATAATTGCCGTTAATGACTGGTGCGAAATATTCAAATCCCTTCGCATATCCACGAGAGTAACCCACTGCCCGTCGCCTGTTTTCTGTTTAATGTAATTTAAAATAATTACAGTTTTCGATTTGATTTTGCCCGATTCTAATTGCTCGAGCCACGTTTTTACTTTTGCTTTCATTTTATTTTGGTTTAATTCATTACTATTTCGTACCCGTTTAATATCTCGAAAAATCTATCCTGTATTGATTCCATCGTTTTATATTCGTATTCCTTTAAATCGCCGTATTTTAACGCATTTCTTAATTCCTGTTTAATATCCCAGAGCGCGTTATACATTTCATTCGCTTTAACTGAATTCCTGTATTCGTACTCGTCATCTGGTAAATTAAATTCGATTGTTACTTTCATTTTTTTTGTTTTTTGGTTTATAATATCCCTTAAAAAGAATAATTTTTATACGTTTTGTACTTTTTACGACACGTTATTTTTCTTCGCCCTTAGTGATTCTCTTTAACTGCTCGAATATCCGTTGCGCTCCGATACCCCAAAACAACGGACAAAAAAATCCGTCCTCTAAATACTCGTTATTCAAATCAATCGTGAACGGTGCCTCGATATATGATTGCCAAAACTTATCGCTTTCAGCCGTATATCGATAACATTTTTCTCGTTTTGGACAAATTGCCCCATCGTTACGTACCCCATTACATTTCGAAATATCGCTCATATCTATCGTGTTTATCGTTTACTTACTTGAATGATTAATCTATTTACCCACTACACGAACATCGCTTAAAGCCGTTCTATACGGTCGTATTTTTACTCTTTACAAAGATTTCAATACTAATATGCCCCCACGCTATCGAGAATCCTTTTACGTCATCATTATTCTCGTAAGCCAAAGACGGCGTAAAAACGAACACGCCGTACTCGTTCCAAATGTGCGTTATTTGTAGGTATAGATTCATATTTTTTCGTATAATTCTTCGTAAATTTTTCTCGCTGCCTCGACCCTATCTTTGATTTGCTGTATCGCCTCTTCGCTCCTATCGATTTCGAATATTTTTATTCGCTTTTCCTCTGGAATCCTGTCGAACGTCAATTCATTTCTCGCACGGTCCTCCGCAATTTCCATTAACTCGTCGATTGATTTCCCGTAGTATTTCGGTAACATTTGCAATTTATACGCATTTCTTTGCGCTTCCTGAAAAATCAAATGTTCGGGCGCATTCGTCAACGTGTAAATTAATTTACTGGTTTTCATTCCAGTCAAAAACATATACCCCTGTAATTGCCAAAAGTACGCCTTATTCGGTACCTCAGTATCGAACCACGGAAACGTCGTGCCGTCCCATGAATTCTTAACATCGATTAAAATTCCATTCTGGTATAAATCCGGCTCGCCAATTATCCACGCATTCGCCAATCGTTTTTTCGGTGCCGTTAAATCTACGTCAAGAAATAAATGACGCACGACCATTTCGAGCGACATTTCCTCGTTTATGATTCCCTTTTCGATATGCTTTGAACTGATATTCTTTTCGATTCCGTACTTATTCCACAGCACCGCTTCACGAATCACATTCATTGCCGTTTCACCGAACTCCGTACCACGTCCTTTTGACATGAGGGCGCCCAATCCAGACGCCCGCATTAACCATTCGTTACCGATACTCATATCTCTTCGATTGTAGCGATTTGACTATCGTTTAAATTGAAATCCTGTTTCGCTTTTTCAGCCGTCATCGTTCCAGCATTAATCGCACCGCATAACCGCACGAATTCGCTATCTGTTAACGTTCTCTTTTTTGGTTTGCTAACTTGCTCGCCACTGGCGTCCGTATCCTTGTCCGTCACTATACCCAAAATCGAGGCGATGGAATAACGACGCAAATAACTTATCGCCGACCCGAGAACCTGAAAATCGTTCATGCCTTTTAACATTACCCCCATCGGTATATCGATACTCGATTCCAAAGTTTCGCCCGTTTCAACGTGAAAAACAATCGTTCGAACTTTATTGCCGTCCAACGGTTGCGAGAATCCTAACCCCCATTTTTTTAACAACGGATTAATAACATTCAATATCGTAGGCAAATCAGCGTACGTGTAACCGTACCCTTTTGTTTGCTGTAATATCGTCGGGCACTCCTGTTGGAATCCAGCCAACGCCATTTTAATATTCGTAGCGATTTTTGTTTCGAATAGCGGTTCGCTAATTACCACCGTTTGCGGATTCTCTTCCGCCTGTCTTTCGACCTGTTTTTTTGTTGCGCTCATTTTATTTGGTTTTAAAATTTATACAAAGTTAATTTTATTTTTCAATATACAACCACTTTTATTATTTTATTTTTTTGCCTATATATTTTTAGTAATTCTTTCAATTCCTCCCTAGATAAATCGCCTTTCCAGTTACGCATCGTTTCTAATCGTTCGTACCGCTCGTTCCCTATCCGTTGGATTAATCCCTTTCGGTATTCCAGTAAATTGCCGTGTAAATGACGATTACATCGAACGCACTGGCCGTGTACATTATCCTCGTCAAATCTTATCGCCCAGTGGTTATTCGCATTCCAAAAATGACCTGCGTCAAATTTTTTACCCTCCAACGTTACCCCACACGAAACGCAATTAATTTTCTCGTCCCTGTTCCGTATGAATTTATTAAATTCCGCCTGTAATTTCTTTACGATTTCTTGTTTGGTTTCTAAAGATTCTTTTTTCTCTTTTAACTGGCGTTTTTTGATTTTTTCTAATTTGTCTAACGCCTCGATATATTTACATTCAACGGACCAACAATACCGCTCCGTAGTATTGAATCTCGCCTCGAATTTTTCCCCGCAATTTTTACATTTTTTCATAGCGTTAAATTAGATTTTATTCGTTCGTTTTCCTGACGAATATCGTAATTTTCTTTTAACAGCGTATGCACTTGAAATCGCATATCGCAATACGCAATATCCCGAACCCTTAACTCCTCGTAAATACCACGCAATACCGCCACTGATTCCCGCGCTATTTTTTCCGCCTCATTCATGGACTGGATTAAATCTTTACGCCCCGAATGTTTTTGTTCGATTTCCTCTCGGCTCGCTTTGATTTTCTGATATAAAAATTCGGCCTTTACTATGCTTTGAATAATTGTAAATTCGTCCATCGCTTAAAATTTAAATTTCGTTTCTATTCCAGTACGCAACGGCCTGTACGGTGCCAAAACGTCAACGTCCCAAATCTTAAAACCTAATCCGTAATTAAACTCAAATAACAACGGCTCGTTTAATCTGGTAATCGAACCTCCTGTATCGGTATCTTTGATTTTTTCACTGGAAAACATCGTATAGAATCGCATCGTTTCGTGCTTAATCAGTCGATGGATTACTAACATATCATCGCAACGATTCAGGAACGCTTTACCTCCTTCGACATGGTCTTTTAACGGCGGTTTTAAATGTCCTTTCCATTCCCCGTCCGGATACAAATTTCCGTTACGTCCTGATTCTGAATTCGGGTGCGTATTTATGTAAATAGTTTTCTTCGTTGAATTCGTGAATTTTCTCGCAATATTCAAAAATCGGTAGTTACCCTCGTACGTCATGTCACGGTCCAAACCAGTGAACGGGTCGATTAAACAGGCGTCTGCGTCTGACTGCTCGAATAAATCGAGTAAATCCTGCGGTTTGTAAAGTTTGCTATTATCCACAAAGTCGAAAAAATTCTCTATATATGCGCTGCCTCGCTGGATTTCTGTATCGGTTAAATCAGTGAATTTAACGCCGTAGTACATTTGCACCATGTCGCGCAAAATTTGCCCCTTTTGATTCTCGCCCATCCAAAGCACGAACCGTAGTTTACTGGTCATCGCCAACGCGAGAAAATACCACGTGATAAAATAGGTTTTTCCAACGTTATCGTGTCCTAAAATTATATTTAATTGCCCTCGTTTAAATCGTAAATAATTATCCAGTTCGCAACCGATTCCGATTCCCTGTTTAATTTTTCCGTTTTTGTAGTCGAGTAAGTAGTTAATTGCGTTTCCCTTACTTTGTATCATTTTTTCTTTATTTGATTCATTACGTGTAAATATAAATTTTTATCCTCGTCACTGGTATCGACCTTGCCGAATTTTTTCTGATTAGCGGACCACGTTTTTAATCGTCTGGAAACGTCGAACGATTTTTCCTTTTCGTACCTCATCTTACGGTCTTTCGGTCCGTGTTCGGTCCAATATTCGTAAAACTCCCGTAGTAATCCTTTTGAGTATTCTGGTAAATAGTTTTTTAAAGAATTATAAAAAGACCGTTTACGGTCGTCTATCTTATTATTATTATCTGTATTTAATACATTATCATTATCATTAACGGCATCGTAGGTATTCGATTGTATACGGTCGAATGCGACTGCATCCCATCGCTTTTTTGCGTTGTCCTTATTTTTTTCCCGTATGTTTTCGTACTTAACTAAATCCCGTTTTAACATTAACCTAATCGGCTCGAAAATTACCTCCGTAAATTGGTCGGGTGCGACTGGATTCTGGTCGTTCACATAACGCAAAACGTGTTTTAATAAAATTCCCGCCTGTTCGTTACTCAATTTCTCAACTACATTGATTAATTCAGCATATAAAATAAATGATTTCTTATCGGTTGCCATTTCTTATCGTATTTTTGATTTGTAAATTTTGGTTTTGCGTCCCTGAATAAACTCGATTCGGTCTGGTTCGGTTGGGAACGATTCGAATAGAACGTCGAAATTGACGTTTTTAGTCGCTCCTGTGAACTTTTCTCCGTGTTCTGGTATCTTTGTACCAATTTTATTTAAAACGCTCTTAATCTCTCTTATTTTGCCTATTTCGAAATATAGGTTAATCGTTGCCTTTACCATCGCTTTCGTCCCCCTCTGGTAAAACGACGATAAACGTCATGATTTCCCCAAACGCTTTCGCTGATTTTTGAGTAACCAGTACGTGAATCGTATCGCCGTCAACCTGTTTAATTAAACCATATTTTCTGCCGTTCTTTTTTACGATTCCTGTTTCGTAATCAATACTAAAATTCGCTGTTTTTGTTTTCATCGTGTTTCGCTTTACAGATTCTTAAATAATGTTCCGTGTTAAATGTTCCTCGTCCCTTTGTCCACCAGCGGACCATGTCGCCCAACGGCATCGAGACAAAAATAGGGTGCGCTTGCACCCCTTTCGTCTGTGGTTTCTTAATTAATTTCATTGTAATATTCGTATAATTCGTTAGTAATTTTTTCCAAAAGTATATTTTTCTGCTCTGGTTTCAAATAAAAATTAACATTAATCCAACCTTTGTCCGATTCACGTTTAACCGCCGTTATACGAACGCAATCGATGATATAGTGGTAATAATTTGACGTAACTATTCCGCCCTCGTGATGGCTTTCTAATGTGCGTTGAACATCGTATTCGTAGTGAAATTCGTACGGGTCGTTACTTTCCGTACAAACCGCAACCGTTTGTGCTTTTAAATCCATTTCGCAAACGTGAAATTCCTGCGCTGATTCTGGTAATACTTTTTCACGCGTTGAATGTATTGCGATATATTCTCCGTCCTGTATTGAATACTCTATCGCTTTTAAATGCAAATCGTACCGGATTTCAAGCGTAGTATTTTCAAAAGTAAGTATTAAAAACTCGCCGTCATGATTCAACGCCTGAACGTTGAACATTGAAAAATATTCGTAATACTCTTGCGTTAATCTGTTTAATCCTAAAATTTCTGTCTGGTTAATTGTTTCGAATCCTTTCATTTTTTCTATTTTTTTATTGGTTATTATTTCTTTGCGTTTGCCGCTTTAATTGCTTTCTCGATTTGTTCTGCGTTTAATTCTTTTGACATCTGGATAACTAATTGCGCCGTTGCCTGTGCGTCGTTAATATTCTCGATTAGATATTCAAACATTTTAGAAATTGCGTCCTGTTCTTTTTTCATTTTATACTTTTTTTATGGTTAATATTTTTACGTTTGCCAAGTTCCAAATTTTGTAAAATTCGTCCTCTGGATTAATTGCGGATAAATAAAACGCTTTGATTACCGATGTACCGTCTGCGTTCAATTCTTTAAATCTAATTCTGTAATGTGCTTTCATTTTGTTTTGCTTTTAATTGTGTTACGAGAGTAAAGGTAAAAATTAATTTCAATATAACAAGCGTTATTGAAAATATTTTTTTCGGCCCTTATAATTTACCAGAATCAGCGTAGGAATAATAACCGGTATCGGTTAAAATAATATGGTCGAGCATTTGGCAATCGACGTAATCGCAAACGTCTTTTAATCGTTTGGTTAACTGGTCGTCCTGTACGCTCGAATTTAAATTTCCTGACGGGTGATTGTGAGCGATAATAAACCCGCTCGCCAGAGTATCGATAACATATTTTAAAACTATCTTAATATCGATGACCGTACCAGCAACGCCGCCTTGACTAATCTTAGCGTAACCGATTGTGTCGTTTGCTCTATTCAATAACAGAATAAAACTCGATTCGTAAATTTCAATATCGTGGTGATAAAATTGACGAATGTAATTATAAGCCGATTCGCTGTCCGTTATTCTGGATTTTTTAAAGTCGGTTTCGTTAGCCGTTATTTCGTATTTTTTAATTGTTTTCATGTTCTTATTTTTTTAATAGATTGCTTAACTGAATTCTTAACTGAATCGCTTTGTTCGAATTGAATCCTTTAATTGATACTTCGACGTTTAACATTTTTATAATTCGTTCGATTCGCATTTCTTTTTTCATTGTGTTTTTATTTGTTGGTTACGTTCACAAAGGTATAGAAATTAAATTCAATATAACAAACGACCACACAAAAAATATTTTTTTATTCAAAATCACGTATTTAAAGATGAAAAATTGGTGCCGCTACAAACCCCGCCCACATTACGTTCCGTCGTTCTCGACTTTTTGATATACTTATACCGTACCGCATTAAAGTCGCTTAAATCGCCGAAAAACAGCATAAATAACGAGATAAAAAAATATCGATTTTAGTGAATTTTTTTTTCAATTTGCCCTAAAAAAGAAATCCGGTACCTCGAAAAGTACCGGACTGCAACCAAAAAAATGATAAGAAACGCGAAGCGAATTTAACGATTAAAATTCATTCAACAAACAAAACGAAAAACTTTTTCCAGATTCGCTCGCAAAATATCTCATCGCTTCGACATATTTTGGGGTGTTGTTTATCACTTGACAACCCGCTGACCATCCCGCAATTTTTTCACTTAGTTTCGTATTTTCCATGTCATACGTATTCGCATGAAAATTAATTCCGAAATAACCAGCCGTGTATTTTCCTAACTCTTCCGACTTGCCGTCCCTATCTCCGTCCCTGAATACCTTAATCGGTGCGCCAATTTGAACCAACGCATTCATTTTCTTTTTATGTTTTCCGTATCTCCAAACCTTATAATACCATTCGTCCGCTTTAACCACCGCAGCGCCCTCTGGATTATACGACTGGAATCCGCCTCGCAAAATACTTAAACCCGGATTAGTCGTGCCCGTTAACATCATGATAAATTGCTCGCCCCTGTAAACATAAAATTTATCGTCAAAAATATCCGTTAAATCCTCGTTACTCCTAACGCCCAAAACCCAAAGATTCTCGGGAATATTATTAAACGACGGTAAACTTTTTACCCTATCGAGCAACTGTTTATCGGTATATTTTTTAACCATTATTTTTTACGTTTTCTAATTACGGACCAAACCACGAACACGATTACCAGTAAAGAAAAAATCGCATTTCCGTAATCCTGATTCTTTAAATATTTGCTTAAATCGTCCCCTCGTTTTTCAATTTCTTCGATTAATACAGAATCGCTTAACTCGCTCACCTCCGTATCGTGGTAAATTACGAGTACCGTAGAATCTTCGAACTTTAGCGTATCGATTGTGTCGTTACTTTTTTCCATTACTAAATTTATTTTTTAGATAATCAATTAAAATCTCGTAAATGTCGCCGATAAATTCGTCCATTTTATCCGTTAATTCATTCGCTACCCATCCCACGCAGAACGAGATTAGAACTATCACCTTCGGGTCGACGTCCGCGTAGAAATAGGCAACAACTCCAGTAACGGAATACGTTAGTATTCCCGCCACTAACATCGATAAAATTATCGTAGACGCACGAAATCTTTTTTTGATTCCCTTTAGTAACGCACCGACCATACCAACGCCCATCGATGCTAAATCCCAAAAATTTTCGAACCCTTTCATTATCTCGTACTTAAAATAGTTAATCCGGTATTATTCATTAACCAGTCAAACATTTCGGCAAAGGTAATCGGATTTCCGAATAAATAAAATTCGTTATCAATTTCCATCGGCTCGCCGTCTGGATTACTCGTTACGATTGTACTGCGAATCGATATTTTTTTATTCGTATTCTCGTTCACGATTGTGAATCCAGTATTTCGAACGCCCTCTTCGCTTATGTTTTTAATCCCGTTAGCCGACGTATTTTCTTTTGGAAAATCGTACTCTCCTGTAAAATTCTTTTTACGTGATTCTAAATCGTTCCAACCTGTCGTTATTACAAAGTAATTACCGTTTTCGTCTATCTGTATAAAATTATTCGTCATTTGTCCTTTTTTTTTCATTAATAATAAGTTCGTTTGTTTTTGAATTTATCCCCTACTTTGCACGTTAATTTCGCCATTCGACTAAAATCGTAGTATTCAATTTCTGGTGATTCTTCGACGATTACTGGTAAATCATTGTATCGATACGAATGATTCCCAACGTTATAATCGCTAATATATAATTCGTTTTCACTGAGTAACCACGTTTCGACCATCGGTTTAATAAAGCACTCTTGTAACGGGTCGGTACCGATTTCATACGTATTAAGATTTTCACGTATTACTCGTTTCATTTCACGATTTCCGTAAATGATATTATCCGTTTCCATGTTCGGTTGGCGTTTACCAATAAAACCAGCAAAACGAATATCGCTGACCACGTCGGCCCCTGAAAAATTGATTCCCTCCGATTCTTGTCGCCCATTAAATACCGCTCGAATCCTTGCCGTACCTTTCGCGTTATTTGTCGTGAACGGTCTTAATTTGTAATTACCCCAATGTATCGTACCGATGATTCCTGAAATATTGAATTCGACCTGTAATTCGTAGCAACCCAAACCGTCCGACATTAAAACGTCATTCCAGTTAACCGTACAATAAAATCCGTTCGGTTCCTGTGGTAAAGGTAAAGACGTTAACGTATACGTTGTCGGAATTCCGTTTTTCATTAACTTAAAGGTATGCGTATCCAGTCCGCCAGATAGTTTAATCCACGCACTCGTCTTATCGTTTTCCCACGATGACCCGTTCGAACCCAAAACCAAAAACTCGCAACAGCATTCCGCTAACCCTCTGTTCGGCTCCGTGAAATCCTGCGGGATTTTTACCGCTGAAAATTCCCACTTTTGACGGTCCTCTCGTCCGCACTGCGTACCGCATTCGATTTCCTCTGTAAATATATCCGCGTTACCTAACGGGTGTACTGGATTCACGAACCAACTTGAATACGCATTAATCGGGCACGGAAAATCGCCGTCCATGTTCGCCCAAAATTCACTCGGGTCGCTGATTCCTAACGCATCGCCAATTATCCATGAATTAAACGTACCGTCCCAGTATATATAATACGTCGTAGTTCCGTAGGTAAATTCCCAGTAATTACGCCCCTCGTATGCACCGACAAATTGTAAATCGTACGACGTGGTTTCACCGTCAATCGTTATCGAAATTTCTATGCAATCACACATCGTTAATATGTTTTTTCAAGTATTCCGATATACGATTGTACGAAATTACTCGGGTTCGAACTGCTAAATTGTACGCGTACATCCAAATTATTCGCAATCGTTGTATCGAACGAAAAATTATTCACTCCGACAAAATCTTGACCTTCGTAAATGTTTGCCGAATCTTTATTGTAACTGAATCCACCCGCTACCGTAACCCCTCCTAACATTGCACCGCCTAACGAATTAATTACAAAATCCGCAATTAACTCAAACGCTTTGTAATTTATCGTAGGCAACGTTATCAGACCCGTAGACGTTAGCAAAGTCGTTCCGTTAGTAATTACATTGATACTTATCGTATCGTTATTGTGAGCGCCCATGTATCCTCGCATAGTTAATCGAAAAGTATCGCCAACTTGAAACGTATTCGCTGGAACGTTTAACGACCCCAAACCAGTGCCGTCGATAATTGACTGCTCCGCCGTGCCTGTTACGTACGTGCTCGGAGAAATCATCGTAAATAAACCGCTCTTAACGCTCGCTTTTAAATTTGAACCGAGTATTTTTGCCGAATCGTAACCCACTCCATTAAAGTAATCAACGTCCAAAAAATCGTTATTGCCTATCGTATAGATTTCAAGCGGGTAATTGTGTATTTCGTTTGCCATTTTGTTTTTATTTTAATTTATTTTTAACTCATTTCCTTTAAACCACCTGACGTAGTTTGTTTGATTTTTCCACTGGTCGTATACTTAAATTTCGGTCTCGTACCCGTCGTACATCCTTTAATTTTTGACGTAAATTTAACGCCATTTTGTAAATTAATTTTACTCGGGTCGAAATAACACGTTAATTTAATTTGATTAAAGTTCGGGTAACTCACATCGCAAAGCAATCCAGTTAACGGCGTTAGCGGATTCAACGAATTTCCGTCAAAAGGTACTGCCGTAGAACACCACCAACGAGGCGAATTTTCAGTCGGCTCGACGGTAATCATTCCCCACTGCGACAACGGTACCCAAAACGTACCATCGTTCAACGTGTGCGTACATTCAACTCGCATTAATTCACCTTCGACAATTACGTTAACGTTCTGGTTCGTGGATTCAACGAATAAATCTATCGTCTGGTCTATTGTAGGGTCGGAATCGTAATCTTTAATTACGACATCGTTGTTATTAAAAAATAATAAACCCTCTTTTATTAACTCCATTCGAACCCGTAACGTCCACGGAATTGTATTTCCGTAGGGAACGTAATTTTTCGTTTGATTATTCGGGTAAAAATCTGCGTCCGCATTCAACTGCTCGAGCCAATATTCCCAACGATATAAAAACGGAAAATAAATCTCGACACCGTATTCACTCATTGAATCATACGTCGCATTCAACTGAAATATCGCCTCACGTTTAACACTATTCGTATCGAACTGAGTAAATAAAGGTAACGTCTCGCCTAAAATATATTTGCCGCCGACCTGTGGAACGCTGGCAAAACTGAAAAACGCCTTTTGTAAATCAAAACTTTCATTCGTCATCGGATTAAACGCCTCTAAAATAGCCGTAAAACTCTCGCACGCTTCCCCGTAAGGAATCCTAAACGCTCCGTAATACCCCAAATCGTCCTCGACATTTGCCTCGTAAGTTAACTCGATTCCTGTACCGCTGGTAACGTTCTGCGCATGGTCGGTAAAATCCTGAACGAGCATCGGTAACGGACCTCCAACCGGTACATTTTCACTTAGCAAACCATTGAACGCCAATAAATTTAAATTGCCTATTTTAACCCACGCGTAAAAAACCCTGTCGACCTCCGCATTATTCAGCATAAAATTAGCGAATCCAGTACTCGGCGTAAACGTTAAATCAAACGTCCAAACCGTACCCACCTGAACCGCATTAACGAGCGTTATATCCATGTAACCCCCATTCGGTAACGTAGCACCGCTTTCCGTTCCTCCGATACTCATAACCGTACTCGGTAACATCCCCGCTAACGTGCTTTGATTATCGAACTGATTTTTGTAATACGCCTCGTCCTGTGGAACGTATGAAAATCCGAACGCGTAATCCACCGAAGCGCTATCGACCACAATTTGAACCGCCGTCGGTTGGTCGAAATAAATTTGACTGATTCCCTGAATCAACGTAGCGTCTAAAACGTCGATATTAAACGGCTCGTCAAACCAACCCGTATTAGCGTCCTCACTTATTATCGTTCTGGTATTCGCGTACGGCTCGCCGAGTAAACTTTGCCACGCCAACTCGATATACAACTTTAAACAGTTATTCGATGAAAACCACGTAGAATCGTAAATACCGCTCTGTACGACGTCGATAGTCAACGTGTAATTCCTAAATATTCCCGACGTACTTAATAACGTCAAAGCCGCCTTATAATCGAATTGTCCGCTTTGCTTTGCTACTTTTGCGCTACTGAACGGACTTGACGTGGTTAAATCAAACGTTTGTTGCGTCGGCTCTGTATCGATTAAACTCAAAGCGTTACCTACTAATCCATTTTGAACGTGATTAATAGACATTTTTACCCCCTGACGGCCTCGACTGGTTACGCCGATTTGGATTATTTCGCCCTGTGTAAAATCGTACCAACCCAATAGCGT